TTATCTCAGGTCTTGAATGGTCTCCTAGTATATCAGCATTTTTGTCGATTCCTAATTCATTCATGCGCTCAATCAACATCGTGGTAGTCAAGTACGATTCATAGATAACCGATTCAACGAAGATGTCTTTCTCATTCCAATAGACTTTCATTAATGCAGTCGGGTGATTATAACCAAAGTCCAAACCGTAACAAAACGATTCAAACCTTGAAGGTCTCTCTTTCACAAACTGCCAATTCGAATAGATGTTAGTTTTGGAAATAGTCTTCTCACCTAGCGCATAGATTTGGTATAGTGCTTCATCCGTTCTTTTAAGGTCTTCGATTTGTCGCTTGATTGATTCGGGAAGGAATGGATTGTCTTTGTACGTTGACTTGATTAATACGCTTTCATCTTCGGGTAGTTCGTAAAGCCAACTTGAACTATCTGAAGGATTGTAGTCGAAAATCATTGTACTTTCAGTCCTCATGTTAAGCTGCTGAAAGTCTTCAAACCATAACTCATTCGCTTCGTTGCACCAACCAATATCTCTTTTCCTACCTCGTATCTTTTGCTCGTCATCTACACTAAAAAACTCAACGATTGAGCCATTACCAAACCGATAAATATTCTCAGACTTATTGTGGTTAGCTACATCATAGATTCCTAAGTCCTTCATGATTTCAAAGAAGTCTCGCATGACTGTTGCCCGTAAAGCGGGAAAAGTCTTCCTAACTATACTCACTACCTTGTTAGGATTCTGAAGACAATAGACGATTATAACCTGGCAAAGTGAATAGGTCTTGCTTGAACGTGAGCCGCCTTGATTGATTATAAACCTAGTAGACGAATCAGATAGCGCAGTAAAATTCTGCTCAAAGATTTTAGTTGCCTTGATTTCCACTTACGATAGTAACTTTGATTTCGTTTATCTTTTCACCTTGACTAGTAACGTCAGTTTTTTCAGTTAACGAATTTAATCTCTGAGTAATTGAAGGATTGAATTGTCCGACCATTCCTCCCTCGATTTGGTCTTGACGAATGATTCTCTTTATGCGTGAGCAGATAGTCAGATATTCTTTATACGCATTATCTTGATTATTGAAATATTGGTGAACGCATCCTATTTTCTCCTCGCAGTAATTCTCAAATCCTTCCATTGTATACGGAGGTGTATGAAACTCTGACTTCACTCCCGTTGCGGTAGCTTTCTGAATCTCTCTTGGTTTTAAGCTACTCTTGTACTCTTCGAATAGTTGATATAATTTCTCTGGTGTTTCTATGTATTTATGTTTTGCCATGATTCGTTTTTTTCTAGTTTTCTTGGTAACACATTTCTTCGAATACTTCTCTCGGTACTTCGTTGAATTCTATTTTCTTATTGTCTGAATAAAATACGCAGTATGAATGTTTAGCTGATTTTAGCAATTCTTTTATTCGCTTCCATTCGTGAGAATGTAACTCTTGATTGATTACTGCAATATAGTATTTATCCTTTGACACTTTGAATATAGTTGAACGCTTGAAAAAGTAGTTGTATTTGTCTAACGTCCGATTTGATGAAGTTAGAATTCATCTCTATGACTACTCCCTTATGTTGGTATATGTATTCTTTAACCGTAGCAATCATTAAGTCAAAATTCATTTCTTTTTAGTTCGTGTTTTTTTAGGAACGATAACTTCTTCAATCACTTCTTCTTCAACAATCTCTTCAACAATCTCTTCAACAATCTCTTCAACCTCATCAGCTTCAAAAATATGCTTCAATCCATTTTTAAAATACCATTCATATTGCTTCGGTAGTATCTTGTCGATTACTACACTTTGATTTCCTAAAACACTATTATAAATTATAACAGTCTTTCCTTTGAATTCATCTTTTATCTTCATTTTTCTCATATTCGTTTGTGATTAAAAACATTAAATAGCTAAAAATAGTCGCAGCTATAAACTTATTTTGGTATTCGTGGTTATTCCAAATCATTACGCTCATTCCAATTGCTAGAATAAACGTTGTTAGTGCTATCCATCTACTCATAATGGTCTTTTTTTAGTTCGTGTTTTAATTGTCTAAGGTCTTGCTTCATTTCAGTAATCATAGCGTGAGCAGTAAATACCGAAATATTGAAATGTTCAGCAATGCTCCGGGTAGTATTATATCCTTTATCGTGATACGTCTCAAAGAAAATTAACTTGATTCTATCGTCTACCGTATTACGGTAAATTTCAATGACTGATTTCTGCTCCTGGTAGTTTAACTCAAAAAGAATCTTGTCTTTTATTTCGTCTTCAGCCTCTTCAATCGGAAATTCATTCTCTACGCTATTTACAATCTCTATTTTACTTTCAGTATCTCTAAACAATAACTCGCATTTAATGAAATGGAATAGAAAGTCTTTAACGTTACCGTATTTAAATTTGGATTCGTTTTTTAGACAATTTAGATAAGCGTTTGAAATTACGGTGTCGGCTTCAATTCGTAGGTTGATACGGTTTAAAAGATACATCGTGTATTTCTTTACATCAATGTAGTTTGTTTGTAGGTATTTATCGAGTGAGTCCTTCATACCAAATAAAAAAGTCCTTAATAAATATCTTCCGCCTAACCATAGAGCAGAAACAATCTTTACTTTTGATTCCGTTTACTCGTGCATAAATAGCATCTAATTTTTTACATGATACTTTTGAAGTCTGAATAGTGGAATCAGCTAATTTGATTGATTCAATATAGTCTAGTTCAGCTTGTTCAAACATAACGAAAGAATGTAAGTTGATAAAGAAGTGATACAAGCGAATGTAAAACTACCTGAGTAGATTAGTCCACTCCAAAAGCCAATGCACTTGAAACAACCTAGTCCAGAATAAACCCAATTTGTTAAAAAGTTTATCGGTAAATGGTCAAAAATCCAATCTATTACAAATTGAATCGGCTCAAATTCGACAAACCACCAAGCAAATGCGACAATAATTAAATACTCCATGACGTTTTTTTTGTCAAATATATGATTAAATTCTAATCAATGCCTTTATAAAGTAAATTTATTATGAAAATGTAGATTAGATTTCTCATTCTTTCGTGTTTTTATAGATTTCATTATAATACTGTTCAGCTCTACCCATGTTAGGGTCTAAATTTGTACCCATTGAATCATAGATTGCTTTTATTATCTGCTGCTTTTCCATTTCTTTGGCTAAATGTAGTTGTGCAATTAAATCATGAATGCACCAATGAGAACATCCTTGTTTTTGTTCTTTAGTAAAAGAATCAATTAATTTATCTACTGCTGTTTGTTTCATTCCGTTTCTTTTAAATATAACTCAATTACTCTAATGCTCTTTTCTAAATCATCTCTGAACTGTCCTTTCTTCCTACATCTTACTATTCGTTTAATCACATCAAATTCATATGCGTTTAGTTCGTGTTGATTAGCGAATAGGTAAAGGCTTCCGTTCGTGTTATCGTAGTGCGTATCTTTCATTCCTTTAGTTTTAGTTTGTATTTCAAAAGTAATTCTTTTAATTCAATCTTCGTGTATTTTCTTGTTTGATAGGCTTTTTCACGCAAAATAATGAATTCGTCTTTCCCTATTTTCTTCTCCAGGTTGATTCCGTACTCAATTAGATTTCCATGCAAAAATGTATTACAATATTCACATTGTAAATGAACGTTGTTTTCGTCAAATCTTACGTTAGCATGACCTCCCGAACTAAAATAATGCCCAGCATTCTCTTTCTTGCATGGCTTGTTACATGAAATACAATTCAATCCCGCATCTCGTTTCCTTATCCAAGAATTAAACACTTGCTGAGTCATCTTCAAATAGTCTTTAAGCGTTAACAAATCCTCCTTTTGCTTAATCTTCTTCTCCTTTTTGATAGCAGATAGATTCTTCAACGCTTCAGCAGTTTTCAAACATACATCGCAACGATTAGTCTTTATGGTTGAATTAAACTTTTGTTTTGGCTCAAATGGCTCTTTACAAGTCTTGCAATATTTCATCTTTTTGTTGTTTATCTAACTCCTGCTTTAAATATAATATTTCCAATCGTAAACTGCTATTGATTCGCTCAAAAGTAGCATTATCTTCTTCAAGCATTTTAAAGACTTTTAAAGCATCGTTGAGGTCATTTGCTTCTCTTTCTATTGCTTTTACTTTTTCCTCGCTTAAATTGGCTAATTTCATTCTAAAAAGCAATCGGTTGATGCTTATCTTTATGTTTAGTCTTGCGATTAGTATATCAGTTGACTTCATAGTACGTTTTTACCTTCGTTTAAAAACTGCGTTCCATTGTGTAATCTAAACATAACGGGACTCGATGCAAATGTAGGCTTACCCCCAGTTTCAGTTTCTTTACATTTCTTAATATGAACTTCGGTATACATCCAAGAATTAGGATGCATTGGGTAACGATGTATAACTATAAAATCATCTGCTCTATTTCCCCATTTACCCCCTCCTTCAGCATCTGCCATGTTTGGTGCTTGTGGCATTCCTTCGTAATCTCCACTTTTATGCGTTTTTCTTAATGCTTCCGTTGCTGCATGAACACACATATAAATTGATGTATTCGTTTTTTTGGCAAATAACCGAAGTTTTGTAGCCATCTCATAATCTAAATCGTGAGCATTAGCAAACTTTGGCTTTAAGAATGAATTGTGCGGGTCAATCATCAAAGTATCATAATCACCCAATACTTGTACTTCCTTCATAAACTCTTCAATAGTCCAAGCCTTTTGAGCATCTATGAAATCAAAGTGAGATTCAATAAAGTTTTTACAGTTTTCAAGTTGTTTAGATTGCATATCTTTTATTTTACAACCAGCGTATAACTCAATCAAATTTCTCTTCAATCCATTAACACTATTCTCAGCTGAGTAAATTAGATGTTTAAGATTATGCTTTTTAGCTAAACAAAGTAGATACCATAGCACCCAATAAGTTTTACCTACATTTGCATGGCCTAGAACGATGTTGAACGAAGCACGTTTGAATCGTAGGTTAATATCTAAATCAATTCCAAGACCTAAACCCAAAGGTATTTTATCTAATCTAGACAATTCTAAAAACTCATCACTACTTCTGTGGTTAACTATCATTTTGTATTATTTAAAAAATTAATTAATTCTTGTTTATTCATTATTATTTCTCTATCAGCTTTATATGAATACACTTTTGATATTTCATATGGTTCATCTCCATAAACAACGTAAGTATCTATTCCAATTTCAGATAATTTTTTTAATAATAAATGTTGACCTTTACCTAACTGTTCTTTTGAATGCTTAGATTCAACAATTTTTAATTTATTTTGATTATAATCGTTTATAATTAAATCAATATTCATAACCATCATATCTTTTCTACAATCTTTAGCAACTAATTTATTTAAATCACTTCCATAATATTTATCTGGATTAACTATTTTTTGTTTAAATTGTGGATGTTCTTCTAAATTAGATATTACATCTATACCTCCTAAAATGTTATATTGTTTCATACTATTTGACTTTTATTAATTATAACTTTTATTCCTTCATTCAATCTAGTATCAATTAAAACAACTATCATTTCATTATCATTAATATTCTTTAGAAATAATGAATAAAGTATTTTATCATACGATTTATATTTAATAATTTGACCAATTTGATAATCAAAATACTCATATTTATTTGTAATGTTATTAAATTTTTTCATTTAAAATAATGTTATTTGATTCTGAGCTACATCTTTCCATGCCTGTCTATTCATTTTTATTATATCAGTACTATCATTTGATTCTTCTCCAATGTACTTATAAGAGTAACCTGGTCTTTTTAATAATTTTCTACCAGAAGAATCTTCTCCAGGAATTTTACCGTTTGAAGACGTTGGCATCCAATTTGAATTATTTTCCATGAATTTTCCTAAAGCAGGAGATACAGTTCTTACATACATTTGATGTCCCTCTTTTTTGTATAAACTACATAAATAATTAAAAACTGTTGTTCCAATTCCTAATCCTTGAAAATCAGGTAAAATAACCATTCTTGATAATCTTCTAGTTTTTGCATCTCCAACTCCAGGAAACGGTAAAATACCAAAAAAACCAATAAATTGCCCATTCATTTCTAATATAAATGTTTCTGCTGTTTTATTCAAGTCAGCAGTTAGATAGTGATGTTGTTTGAATATATTCCAAGCCTCATATCTACATCTGAATATCGAAAGTTTAACTTTAGGTCTGTCTTGCCTTCGATATTCGTGTCTTTCAACACGCCCTTTTAATGGTGAATAAGTCCAATCTGGCATCAACCATTCCATAATATCAAAATGACAAGAAGCTAATATTATTCTTTTATTATGTTTTTTTATGTACTTACCTAAAGCATTTGACATTGATTTAGCAACGTCTCTATCCACAACAGATGTAAACTCATCTATAAGTATAACATCATTATCTTTTGCTTTTCCTACTTTATAAGCCAATTCTGCTCTATACTGCTCTCCATTACTTAATGCTTTAAATGGTCTTAGCCAAGTTGGAACACTTCCTAGCCCCATAGATGTTAATAATAAAGTAGCTTCTTTAGGCTCTAAAAAATCAAAATTAGATATTAAAGATTTATTTTCATCAAAGTTAATTGTACTAATACTTCCAAAATGTCTTAATAAAGTAGTTTTACCTGTTCCTGAACCACCATAAATTACACCTATATTCCAATCAAACGTTTTGCAATCTTCAAAATTCATTGGAATTTCTACTATTGTTGTATCTGTATTTTGTATATCAAACATTTCACATACATACTCAGTATATTTATCATTGATAATTTTAGATTCTAGTCTTATTGTTTTCATTTCTTTTTTGTTTTTATGTGAAAGCCATTTACATCAATTTCATTTCCCCATTGGTCGGTTGAAATTACATCTGCCTTTGTATTTATTACATTATCATTTACATTAACATTATCATTTACAGTTATGTTTGTTATCGTTTGTAATGCTTTGTTATCATTTGTTATACTTTGCCATCTTTTAGCCATTCCAACTTTACCCGCTTCGCTTCGTTTTGTTTTGATTTCCAAGAATTTAACTAAATCTCTTTTTAATTGTTGTTTAATAGGAGTAAAAGCCAAATTTATAATAATATCTTCAGTAATTGGATTTTCATCGTTAACATAAGCAAAAATAAACTTAATCAATTCTCCAGCTTTTTCATTTGGTAATTGTTCGAATAATGCTTTTTGGTCTGCGTATAGGATAAATCCTTTTTTTTCTTGTGCCATAATTTATAAAATAAAAAAGCCCTAATTAAATCGGTTGCGTCTGACTTCAACCTCATTAAAAAGGGCAATAATTTCTTAAGTTCCTATAATGTCAGACGAGAACTTATAATAATAAGACTTATATTTTTAACTAAAGGTTGCTTTTCTTGATAAAGTTTTTTGAATAAATACCTCTTCTCGAATCGCATTCATCTTCCCATTCGTCTAAAAGCCAAACATCGTAGACTAAGTCGGGCAATATGTCCGCCTTTTTGACTGCATCTTCTTTACTGTTTGCATTACCAATCCAAAAAGCAGGTTGATTCTCTCGGTAGTAAAACACTTTGTAGTAAGTTTTCATATCACCAGGTTATTATCGTTTACAAATTCTCTTATTTGCTCTCTGAGATAGTAAGCCATGTCTGATTCATCGGTTGTAGCTTCCCTATCTTGATACATTCCATGCTTGGTTGTGTATCTTAGTAATTGGTCAAGCTGCATTACTGTATGCTTCCAATCAAACGCTTCCATTGCTAACTTAGCATCTTCTTGGTCATCAAATTCAATTGTTATTTTCATAGTTTTTAGTTTTAAATGTCCAGTTTTTTAGTTAATAAACATGACAAAAGGGAGGCTTTTACACCTCCGTTTTATTAAAATGGTAAATCAGTATTTGAAGATTGCATTGACATTCCCGTAGGTTTTGCTTCCGTTCTTTCAACGTATTCCGCTTTTAGAATCTTTCCATCAGTCCAAGCTACTTTGCCATTACCTACATATTTCTTCGGCATTTTGGACTCTCGGTCTTCTTTCGACTGCGCTACAAAAATACTTGCGTTATTCCCGTAGTCATCTTGTTTTTCGTTAATGCTCATGGTATACTTATCGTAACCACCTTGTGCATTTTTAATGCTAAAATTAATTAATGAACTCATGATAAAATTGTTTTTAATTGTTCGTAATATTGACGAGCCTCTTTGACCCGTTCAATTATTTTTGCTTGTGCTTCTTCGTCTTTTTGCACAATGAATCTTTTTATTCTTAACTCATTCGGTATTTGGTCAAAGTTATGTGAAAGCTGAACTGCATTTCTAACGTCTAAGTCCTCGTCAATTAAATGTAGTTTCCAATGCTCTCTTCTTACCTCATCTTCAACTATCTCAAACGGAGTATTCATAAGACAATAAACCAATTCACTAGTATCGTGTCCCGTTAGCATCATGTAGCCTTGCAGTTGCCAATAGTAATCTTTATTTTTCAAAGTAGAATCAAACATCGGAAACGTACTACCATTCCAGGAGCATTTAATATCTGCTAATAAATTGTCTGTACAAATGTCAGGCTCTCCAGTCAACCATTCGTTGTTAAATCTAGTTTCATTCTTAACTACGAACTCCCAATTAAGCACCTCAGAAGCGAATTGGATTGCCTGGTCTTCCATTTGTATACCTTTGTCAGTATATCTACTTGAAAAATCTTTATAGATACCTAATTCTTTTTCCTTAAACACCTCCTGGATGTATGTTTTTGCAGTTTCAGACAACACCTCGCTTTTTGTACGAGGGTCAGTCATTAATTTTCCTAAACTTGAGCATCTAACTATCATAACAAATTTTTATTTAATATTGGTTTAAAATGTTTAATTAATTTTTTTTCTACTTTATTAACATAAGTCCAATTATAACTATCTAATTCATAACATAAAGCATAATCATAATCTTTTGAATATCTATGTTGATTTAATCTTGATAATATATTTTTACTTTGACCTATGTAAATGCATTCATTGTTTTTCATTAAAAAATAGATTCCACTTTTACTAAAATATTTCCAATTTGAACTATTATGTAAAGGTTTTTTTTGAACCCATCTTTTGATAAAATCAAATTTCATTACAACAAAGAGATTACTGCTTTTTGTACTTCCGTTAATTCAAATTGACTCAATGGCTTTAAGAATTGCTCCTTTGTTATCTCGCCAGAATCTACCTTTGTAAGTCCATTTTCAAATCTTTCTTGCGGCATTGTAGGTTTCTTGTTAACGTGTTTAGTAACATCGTTAGCGTCATCATCCTGCATACTTAAAGAAAGTAAACTTTGAACGGAATAACGTCTAAAATACGAAATACATCCTCCTAATTTTTGAGGGTCATTAATCTCAGGCAATTTAATCTCAGATATAAACTCCTCTCCCGTTTCGATGTCAATCACTATGCTTTGCACACATCCATTTGCGATAGGTTGTAAGAGCAGTAAATTGTACTTGTGTAGGATTGGTTCAACTACATCTAAAATAGTGTTTAAATCAGCGTATTTAGATTTAAAAAAAGGATTGTCAGCAGACTTGTTAATCTTGCCGATTGCTTGTTTAGCTAAATGTAGCTTGTAATAGATTCCATTCACTCTTGGAATTGCGTCTTCAAATTTTTCTACGTTTTTCATTTTGTTTTGGTTTTAAATTGTTTACAAATATAATACTTATTAACTAATCAAACTAATTTAGTTGTATTTTTTTATTAATTCTTCCTGGAGCAGTCTCATTTGAAAGTAATTTTCACATTTCAAAACTTTCTCTTCTACCTCAGTAATCAAAGGATTCTCAATTGTCAATTCGTTTTCTTCTAAGTCTCTTAAAATAACGGAATAAATATATTTAAAATCAATCTCATTTTTTAAGTTGTCAAACTGTTTTAATGCGTAAACGATGTTTGAATGGTCTCGATTCAATGCCTCTCCGATTTTTTGTAAACTCCATCCTTTATTTCGTAAATATCTACTAATAACAAACCTGGCGTAAACTTTATCTCGTTTGCGTGATTTCGTGTTTACCTCATACTTTGCAATCACTTCATTTAATAATTCTTTATTCTCCATCTTCTTTAAAATTTTCTTCACACCATTTACGGAATGACTGTTGTATATTAATTTGCTGCTCCATTGCTTCAATGTCTGCGCTATCTACCATGTGAGAATCAAATGAGCGTATTGCGTTGATAAGTAAATTACGTTTCATTTTACTTACTTGAGACATTGGTATATCTTCAAGAAAATCAGCTAAAGTTGGCAGCACCTGGATAGCTAGTATTTTTTCGTTTGTTGTCATAATGCTCTTATTTCTCGTTTAACATCAAACCAATACATTGCTTTTTCGTGATTTTGCAGTTTAACCATTTCTATTCTAACATCTTCAGCTGCAAATAATGCGCATTGTTTAGCGTCATCATGAATAACTACATCGTAATTAACATTTTTATCTATTCCGTAAAAATAACAAGAATATTTTTTAACTAGTTCTTTGGCTTTATCTTTTGCTGTCATTTGTTCTCGTTTAATTTAATACGTCTAATCTCATTCATTAACTCCAGGTTGTAAGTAGTAAAATGCTGCTTTCTATGCGCATCGTTAACTCCCATCGGAGGAGTGTATGTATTTTCTGCCTTTGTAGGCTTTACATTTTTGTTCAAAAAGTTTTTAATTAGCTGCATTGTGTTTTAGTTTTTCGTAAATTAATAATTCAATTGTTTCAATGTATTTATCCAATAAAGTAAAAACGTCTTGTCTCCCGATTTCTACTTCAAGAATATCAATGTAGTTTACATCGTCTTCAATTATTTCGTAGGTAACGTCTATGTCTACTCCTTCAATTGTTACTGTTGTTTCGTGTCTCATTTTGCGTTTAGTTTAAGTGTAAAATAATAGTTTTCTGCAACGTCAATTGCTAAAGTGATTTGATTAGCTGAAATCCAATCGCCTTGCTCAAGATAAAATTCTTTGATTATCTCTAGTTGTTTAATTGTTTCGTTCATGTTTTTTGTTTTTAAAGGTTAAAATTATAGGGGAATTTCACCCCTTTTTTTTTATTTACAATAACAATCTTCAGAACATTCATGAATTCCAACTGATTTTATGTACCTATCAATTTCTTGTTTAGTGTAAAAATGCCCTACATGAATAGGGTCGTTTTTATCAAATGAATAACCTTCTTTTGTCCAAATTTCATATTTTGCTTCATAATTTGAATCCGCTAATTCAATCGTGTAAAATTTTTCTTTTTTCATAATTTTTGTTTTTTTGTTTAATTGATATATGCAAATATACACATAATGTTTATATAAAAAAAACTTTTTAACAATTATTTTTAATTTATTTTTAGTTTCTCAATGTTTTCAATACTTTCAGCGCATAAAAAAAATACTTAATTTAAGGTTATAGCTTTAAAATCTTGAAATAATTTAAGGTTATAGCATAAAAAAAGGAGACTTTTACATCTCCTCTTAACCTAAACATGAAAAACAAAACTTGTTAACTGTCACAAATATAGTAAAATACTTTTTACAAAATCATATATTTATGTATAAACTATTTTATGTTATTCTTCATTTTCCATTGAAGCCAATCAATGAAAGTTTTGTTGTTTATTTTATACGAACTATTCCCACATTCACAACTCATGTAATGTTGGATTGTTCCCGCTGCAGTTGTGTATGTTTTACGCATTCTTATATTGTAGCTTCCACATTCAGGACATTCAAACTTTTCTCCACCTCTTAATACTGCATAGTTTACTTTTTTCTTCGAATATGGTGCTATCTTTTCAAATACTTTCTCCAGGACAATTACATCCATGTCGCAATATTCAACCATTCGCTTTAAGGCTTCAGCATCTTTGTCGAAGATAATACTTTTCCACATATCCATGCCTTCATGTTTTAGCTTTGCTCCAACTCCAAGAAACTTTGCGATGTAATCTAACTTATTGGAATTAAAATTAAACTGCGATTTGGCGTGTTTAAGCGTATCTATTGACTGATACTGTGGAAACATCTCTATACCATGAAATAAGCAGCGTGTTCGAAGCCATTTGATGTCGAATCTATCACCGTTGTGTGCAATAACTTCGTCGGCTTTGTTTAGTTGTTTGATGAATGCTTTAAGTAGCTTTTTGTCGCATTGATTTTCATCCCATTGTAAATGGTGTACTTCGTCTTTTCCTTCCCATTTCCAACTAACGCAAATAATTGCTCTTTCTTTAATTATATCGTCAGTCTGAATAGTCAGGTTGTAACCACTTCGCCAAAAGATACCGATATTAAATGAGGTCTCAATATCGAAAAATAATCTTTTTCTTATCATTAGGTATAATTAAAAAGCCCAATTAAGGGCTTGTTGTTACTGTGCTATCTCAAAATGCATCCAATCGTAATTCTTCTCCCTACCTAAACTTAGGAATCCATGCTTGTAGAAAATATCAATCATTGCTTTATATTCAGGTCTTGCAAACCTAGCAGTTTTAGAAGTTTCTTTTAATAGGTTTCTTTGAGGGTCTAAATCAATTGCTACCCCCCAAGAATGTCGACTCAATTGTGTGCCTCCTCGCATTACTCGGTAGTTGAAACAACCTCCGTATTTGTTTATACCAAGTCGATTAATTTCTTCTAAACCATAGTGCGCTAAAATATCATTGAATACTGCTAGGAATTTATCCGCTACTAGCTTATGGCATCGCATTTTAGAAACGGGTTTACCATCGTAAATAAATGGATAAGGTAGTACAATAGTTTTTAAATAAGTCCCTTCAGGATTAGGTGCGCCATATTTGGCAATCATTTCTTTCGTTGTCAGCATCTATTTACATTTAGTTGTTTACTGTAAACATATTAATTGTGCAATATATCACACTTTCAATAGTTATTTCTGCTTAATGTTGGTGAAATATACTTAATTGTGCAACGTAATGCACTATCTTCTTAAATAAACTTTTGCCAAAGCTATCACAAATCCAAGCGCAAAACAAATAATTAGAATTTTAATAGGGAAATTCCACTTTTTCTTGGTTGTTTTATACTCAGTTTTTACTTTATATTTTACAACTTCAATTGAATCTCGTTTAATCTTATATATCAGACGTTCTTGTAGTCTCGTTTTAGGCACAAAAACTTCATTGTAACGCACTATTGTGTCATACTTGGTAACATACTTTACCCACTCGTTATTTATGAAGACTGAATCAATCTTTTGAATCTCGATTGTATCGGAAATTGTTTCACATCTCATTCCTTTTTTAACTGCTTTTCCGTAATGATACGAAGCGGAGCAGCCAGTCATAAATATAAGCCAAAGGATTGAGATTAAACAAGCCCAAATAAATGCTATTAAATGAGAGAAATTTATTTTCATTTTTCTAATTTTTTACTGAATGAATCTGAAATCTTACTACCTACCGCAACTGAAAGAAAACCGAAGAAAACTTCAGTATTAAAACCATGCATAAAAAAATCTATTAAGCCAACAAGCACACAAATAGAAAAAGAAGTAAACATTGTAAGCGAAGTTCTTGACCATTTGCCTTCCTTTTTTAAAGTATCACGAAATAACTCTTTTATTTTTTCTTTCATTTGGGAGTATCGCAAGTAGTTTTTCTTTAATCTCCACCTTGCTATGCGTTGATGCTTGACGTATTTCTTGGTTTGCGCTTAGACAATTGAATAGTTTATCTTCAACGGAGGTCAACCTGGAGTTCATCCAAATCAATGCGATGACAGTCATTCCTAAAGCACCATGTTTCTTAATTGTTTCTAAAATTTCAAGCATTGTGGTTTATTTATAAAAATAGTATTGAATCGTTAAATCCTTGCGTTTGTTGTACCGATGGTCTAATGTCCGAATCTCTATTTAAAGGTGAAATAAAGTTAGGGAATAAGTCTTTATTCATGTCTAGGTATTTCCAAAGTCTTGACTCGTAGAAACTAGCCTTTTGTGCGTAATGGTCCTGAACAAAGTTGACCTCTCCTTGACTTACGTTATTCGAATAGTCTCCATTTTGCGTTTGGATTCCTTTGTTCTTAAGTTGGTACGATAAACCAAAAGCTGCATCTTCAGCACTCCTCCATGCAATTGCGGGTTGAATGTAAGTAACTAATTCTTCTTCGTCAACTGTTAATGTTTGATTGTTATAAGCGGCCAAAACGTAGTTATAAAAATAAGTACCTAGAATAGGCATTATTCTCATGTCGCTTTGAGTCTTTATGAAAGGTACAATATTATTCACGTCAATATTTGCAGTAATTGGCGTTTGTGTTTTTAGGTAATTTTCAGTTACAAAGTAAATCATAATGCAGGAGGTGTTTCAATTGGTTTTAATCCTAGTAATTCTCTCAACTCGTTTTGAGTCATTGAATCAATTAACTTAGAAGCTAAAGCTGGATTTACATTTGCAATAATGTTAGAAATTTCACTTGTTCTTTCATCCATTTCAACAATCGTATCGTTAACGATTTGGAAATTATTAATTACTAATTTTGCATTGATGTTGCAAATAGCTAAAATCTCGTTAAAGATTTCTTCGACTGAATTACGCAAAGGAATGATACTATTCTTTTCAAAAATTACATAAGATTGCTTGATGTCGCTACCGCTTCCAAGTTTACCGCTTACACGAATTCCCATTAAAATAGGGTCAATGATATGCGCTTGACAAATCTTTGAGTCTATGCTTTCCGTAGTAACCTGGAACAAGTTATCGTTTGAATTCGTAGGAATAGCTTCAATCGTTGGTAATGATTCTTTATTGTTAGCAAAGAATGCAATTGCTTTTCCCGCATTTGTCGCTCCTTTGGCTCTATCGATTGTAGTTTTAATAGAGTTTTTTTCTTCTTCGTTTTGTGGTTTCTTCGGAAACATCATTGCAAAAGATGGGAAGATAGAGTTTTGAATGTTTGACTTTTGTAAATATGACATTTCACCATCTAAAAAAGCCCAATTCATACAAGAAGAATACTGAGGTAAAGTGTAAACGTCTTGACCAACTGAATAGTCCTCATAACAATATAAGAACTCAAGGTCTTTAGTATTGAATCTATAAGGCTTGATTGTTTGTATGTTTATTTGAGTAGACCAATCGTCGCAGATGTAGTATAAATCGTTTGTAGCATTCTTTCGTACCTTATCCGCTGCAATGTGCTTACAAAATATTAGCGTTCCCGTTTGATTGAATCGCAAGTGAAAGTATACTCTACCATGAATTATTTTTTCTTTAGTTACTGCGGGTAAAATCTTCTTTAGATTCATTCGCTTTTCAAAAGCGTAGATGTCTACCTTTTCCATTGGTGAACAAGTCGCAGAATATTGCAATTCATAACCACCTCCAACTGTTGCATTTGTTTTAAAGTCTACTACCGCACCATGCAAAGGAGACGTGTAATACATTTGATTTAGTAGTTGAGGGTATAAGTTATCGTTTCCAAATCTAACGTAGTTACCAACGTTTAAACGGGCATTAACGTAAGGTAAAGATAAATCTCCTTTTCCTACTTTTAAGAATGGTGTAGAGAATGCTTGATACCCTCCTAATTCTTGTACTTCTACGGCTTTATTTGCACCGAATTCAAATCCTAAAATCTTCATTAATCGTAAATTGTGTTTGTTACTACTCCTGCGACAACCATTCTGCCCTCTTCTACTACATTTAAACCAGTATAGTAATCAATATCTTGGTCTACAATGACGATAGGGTCGGCAGATTCGTAAACAGTATAGGTATATTGTCCAAGTACAAAGGTCGCATCTACGCTCTCCGTTAACTCAAACAAATTGTATCTTTCTTTATAGTCTGAAGTATCTACTCCTACCCATTGAAAGCCTTGTGAACTTTTATTAAATTCATTTTGGAATAAAAATAGATAGGTAGGATTCGAAATAGTAGATGACTCAGTTAACGTGAGTACAAAAGTATTAAGCGAATCTTTTTCTAAGTATATCATATATTATAATGGTCTTTAATTACGATTTGTTATAAAACAAAAAACCCCCACTATAATAGTGAGGGTGAGGATAGCAAAGTTTACTTTTAAACTAGTAAACCAGCAATGATAGTAGGGTCAACTTCGTAAGCTAAATTCTCTGATTCAGCAACGATAGTAATTGAATACTTACTTCCATCTGCTTTAGCAGTTCCTGAGCCTTCAGCTACCGCAGTTACTTGTGCGTTCGGGAAATACCAATATTTACCGTTTGCGTCTAAAACGATAATAGCAAGGTCTCTTTGACCTTCTCCTAAGATTTTGATAGAACGAGATTTTGCTGCTTCTCTACGGTGAAACATTAAAGTAATAGTAGCAGTTACGAATGAAGAGCCATTAATCAAATCATTCGCTTGGTCTTCAACATAGTTACCCGTATTACGCTTAAATTCGAAAGGAATAAAAGGGTCTCCGTTAGTGATTGCAGTTATTTCCCAATTAGGTTCGTCTACAGTTACCGCAGTTACTTCACTTTGGTCATTTATGTAAACTGTTTGAATGCCACCAATATTGTTGTCGCATCCTTTAGTTATTGTTGTTATTGTATTGCAAGTTGCCATTTTTTTTATATATTAAAAAAGGGTAGGCGAATCCACCCACCCTTTTTAGTTAATTAATAAAACTAGTTCTTAAGAATAAAGAACGATTTCAGTTGGGTTAGTATACCAGAATCCAACTTTCAAGTTTGCACGAGTTCTCAAATATGGCTCAGCAACTGTATCATTCAAGTTTACTGCTCTTAACGCTTTTGCATCTGACTCAGAATCGAAAGCATAGATAAGGTTATTCTTCAAAGTCAATACCGCAGTATCGTTAGGAAGACCTTCAGCAACTACCATCTTAATACCCAAGAAAGTCAAAGCCAAAGGAAGAGTAACAAATGTTTGAGTGTTACCTGAAGCAGCAGCCAATTCGTAAGCAGTCGCAATGTTAGAAGAAACATAGAAACGTAAATCTGCTTTCTTACGCTTGATTGTTGCAGGAGCAGCATTCAAAATCGCAGTCAATTGTGCGATAACGTTAGAAGAAGTAATAGCAACATTAGCAACATCAACTACATCAGCGTCAGCCAACAATCTTTTTAAATAACCATCACACAAAGACAATAGATTATCTACTGAATCAGTATCACCTTGCCAACGCAACGTCTCAACATCTTCACCAATTTGCATTGACATTGTCTCCCAATAGTAAGACATGAAAGAAGCAACTTCAAAACTTCCGTTTGAACCAGCAGCCATTTGCAAAGAAAGGAAAGACTGCTCAAGGTCGAACTGACAAATTTGAGCCATTGCTGACAATGCACATACGTCAATGTCGATAGCATCCAATGCATCCGTTGGAGCAGCGAAAGCACAAGAAGAAGATTGTAGGATGTTACCGAAAGTTACGTTAGCTAATTTAGTAGCTGACTTGATACCCGGTAAAGTACGGTAGTTGTCTACGATATCTTCAGTAATATACGCACGAGAGTAGAACTCGTTAGGATTAGCACAAAGTAGTGCGTTTGTTTCGATGTCTAAATCGAATTTTAATTTTCTTGACATTTTTAGTCTTTGTTAAATTGGTTAAACTTCATTAATTTTTCGTGAGCAGATAATTTTTGCTCGGTAACTTCCACTTCTTCTTCTTCAAGAGTTGGAATCATTGCTTTAACTTCAGCAATAAGTTGAATAAGTTCGTTGTACTTTTCGTCAATTGTAGGCATAACGATTGCAAGGATAGCTTCAGCGTCTGCTGTTGGGTCAACTGCCATTGCAG